AACTATGTTCAAGCATCACGTTTACAAACCCAAATGTATCAAGGTGCAGACTGGTACGGAACCTACGGTTTCTTACCTATTGTTATTGAAGCCGATTGGGAAAATAATCTTCCACGTATACGTGTAGAAAACCCACTTGGTGCATACCCAGAATTTGACCGTTATGGTCGTGTAGTTTCTTACACTAAACGTTACAAGAAAACTATTGCAGAACTTATTACAGAGTTCCCAGAGTTTGAAAGACAAATCCTCAACGGATATAAAATGAACGAAGTTGATATTTATGCTGATTTAGAAATGATTCGGTATGAAGACAAAGATGTTATTCTTTTATATTTACCTGACAGAGGTAATCTAGTTCTTACCAGCGCTGACAACCCAATGGGTGAAGTGATGGTACGTGTTGCTAAAAGACCTGGAGTTGATGAAGAACCACGCGGTCAGTTTGATGACGTGCTATGGGTTCAAATCGCTCGTGCTCGTTTCGCACAATTGGCAATGGACGCTGCAGAGAAATCTATTAACGCACCATTGGCAATTCCTAACGATGTGCAAGAATTTGCTTTCGGTCCAGATGCAATATTAAGAACTGCTCAACCGCAGAACATTCGCCGTGTAGGCTTAGAGGTTCCACCTGCTGCGTTTCAAGAAGCAGAAATCTTACAACGTGAAATGCGCATTGGTGCAAGATACCCTGAAGGACGTTCAGGTGTTATTGACGCATCAGTTATTACAGGACAAGGTGTGCAAGCACTCCTTGGCGCATTTGACACCCAGGTTAAAACTGGTCAACAGATTTTGTCAGACGTATTTGAAGACGTTATTAAATTATGTCTCAAAATGGATGAAAAAATATTTCCTAAAGAAAAAAGCGTTGTTGCCACATCTGGTGGTGCACGCTTTGAATTAACATATTCTCCACGTAAAGACATTCGTGGTGATTATTCTGTACAAGTACGCTACGGTTTAATGTCAGGACTTGACCCAAGCCGTGCACTAATTTTCTCATTACAAGCATTAGGCGCAGATTTAGTATCAAGAGATTTCGTTATGCGCGAACTCCCTTGGTCAATGAATGTTGGTGGGGAACAACAATCAATTGACATACAAAAAATGCGCGACAATTTAAACGCATCTATTGCTGGACTTGCACAAGCAATTCCACAGTTATCCGCACAGGGACAAGACCCAGGTTCATTAGTTATGAACATTGCTGACGTAATCAAAGAGCGACAAAAAGGTACTGCAATCGAAGACGCTGTTAAAAAAGTCTTTGCACCAGCACCTGCTCCTGCGGCAGCACCACAAGTTCCCCCTGCTGAGATGACTGCTCCTGTCGGGCAACCTGTCCCCGCTGCCCCAGTTGAAGCGCCTCCAGGGGGTCCTTCTGCACCACAACAGGGCACACCTGATATCGGAACATTACTTTCACAATTAGCAGGTCAATAATGGCTAAAGAAGTCGTTTCAGGTATTGGTAAAAACGCTAAACGTGTTGACAAAAACATTTCTGCAAGAACAACTCAACCTATTCGTGATATGGGTTCACAAAAATATGGTGAAGGTAAACAATTGATGGACCAACAAAGAGGTGCAAGTTTGCAAGGACAGCCAACTAACGTTCCTAAAGTTGATGTTGGTGCTGCCCCAACCGCTAACCCAGGTACTGTTCCTATCACCGCTGAAACTCAAAGACCTAACGAATCACCTGACACTGGTATGCCTTTTGGTGAAGGACCAATGCCAGCAGATATTGGTTTAAACCTTGGAACAGGTCAACCTGATTCACCTCAAAAAAATGATTTAGCAAAACTATCTAACTATCTACCAATGATTGAACGTGCAGCCAACTCAGCGGATGCACCAGAATCATTAAGGACATTTGTTGACTATTTGAAAGGGATGTAATTGGAAACTCCTCAATGGGCTACAAATTTCGGCAAATATTTAACAGCATTAGGTAACGACAACGCAGGACTTGGTTGGGGACTAGTGCACATACCTTCTTTAAAAGATGAAGACCACGACGAAATCATTAGAATCATAACAACGGAATATAATCAATGAGTTTAATTTCAGATTGGGCAGTTAATACTGCGCGTGGAGTAGGTAATGTTTTAAATACCTATTATGAAAAAGTTTCCAAACCAATTGGTCGCGGAATAAGCACAGCAGCATTACTTACAGATAAAGATAATCCTGTTTATAAAGACGGTTTTCAATTATCTGACGTTGGTGAAACATATAACAAGTATGCCAAAGATATTAGCCCAGGACAGGCTATTTTTGGTGCATCAGATATTAACCCTCTTGCTCTTGCTGCTAGAGGTGCCTCTAACATTGCATCAACAATTGCAGGTAAAGAAGTTGGTCCTACTTTTGCTAAAAAATCATTTGATATTTATGATGCTGAACAACGTAAACAGGCTTTCTCTGACGAATTAACTGGCAGAATACTTTCTGGTGTCACAGATGTTGCAGTAACTTGGTATGCTGACCCACTTTCTAAAGTAGGTAAAGGATTAAAAGTTGCTCGCGGTGGCGGTAAAATACTTGGTAAAGAATTTCAAGGTGTATTAGACCCTAAACTTGGTTTAAAAACTAATTTTAAAAGCGAAGGTTGGGACACACTTCTTCGCTATGCTGTTAAAGATGACACAGATGCAACTAAACTTCTTTTCAACCGTGTAGTTAAACGTTCATCTAACCCTGAACTTTTAGCAACAGTACTTGGTGACATTAAAGTATCACAATTTGATACACCTGAACTTATTGCAAAATATGGTTCTGCTGAAGAAGCCGCTGTTGATGTGGCAAGAACAGTTTTATCAGCAGCAACAGGTAATAAGGCTGCTAAACTTAAAATATGGCAAAGCCCTAGCATTGCAAAATATGCTGCTCAAATTGATAGAGCAGAAGGCAAACTTGACCCATTTGAACTATTAGCAAAAGCAGAAAGAGAAGCAGGCGGAGATATTAACGCTTGGTTTGCTAATCCTAAAAATGCTGAAACTTTTGATTTAATTAAAAAAGAAATACAATCTTTACAATTAACAGACCAAAGAATTGCTAACGCAATTATGTTAACAGCCGATGAATTACTTGGCACTGGTGCATCTAACTTTGCAAAAATTGAAGCAAGACGTATTGCTAAAAGTGAAAACTTAAGCAATATTCTTGTGACAGATATTCCCGCTCAAGGACCTTTTGGTCTTGCAATGAGAGTGCCTTCATTCTTTAAAGGCGAAGTTGCTTCTGGTTGGGTAAGAAATAAAGGTATTAACTCTTCAGGTTCATCTGCAGAAGTAGTTGCATTTATGAACGGTGTTAAACCTTGGAGAACATCTGAAGGTGCAAAATTAAAACAAAAACTTTTAAACGATTATTCTGCTGCTAACACAGATGAGGCTTTACGTCAAAGAATACTTGATAAAATTGAAAAACAAGCAATCATTGACACAGGTAAATCATTAAAACTTGATGACAAAGTTCTTGAAGATGTTTATAAACTTTATCAAAAGAAACGTTATGAACTTGTTGATGCCATTAAAAGAGGTGGCAAAACAGGTTTCGTTTTTGAAGATAATCATATTATTCCAACACGTCAATTATCTTCTCAAATAGCAGACTCTACACCAATGATTGACATTAAAGCATTCACACGCGTTGCAAAAACATTTACTGATAAAGGTGGAAGACTAGACTACTTACCACAATACATTAGTACTTCTTATGATGTTTTTAATGCTATATGGAAACCATCTGTTCTTCTACGTTTAGGTTATACTGTACGTAACGTAACCGAAGGTGGTTTACGTGCTATTGCTATGCTTGGTTCTGTAAGTGAATATATGAAATATGCTGGTTCTTCCCTTGCAGCAAGTGCTAAAGATGCAACATATAATAAAATTAAAATACAAATGCTTGCTCGTGAAGCCGCAAGAGAAGCAGGTTTACCTAAAGCAGGTTTTGTAACATTTACTGAAGTAAAAGAATTTTATCAACGTGGATTAGTTCAATCTCGTACTGCTTTATATAGCGCTGAAGATTCTTTAGTTGCAGCAAAAGCAACTTTATCAAATGCATCAAGCAAAAAAGAAAAGATTGCTATTAAGTCTACTATTGAAAAACTTGAAAAAGATGTTACCAATAAAAAAATTGCAGTAGAACAAAAAGTTAAAGCAGCCTATGAATTTGATGCTAAGTATGGCAAAAATCCACGAGTTCACAAAAACTCTGGTATATATGTTAATGATTCAGTTGCTGCTGGAATTAATGATTCTTTTGCTGGCGATATGGGTTCAAAAGCAATGGGTACATCATCTGCTTCAAAACGTACAGCAATTGATTTGCAATCACAAAATGCTATTTCAAAGATTAATGCTGAAGGTGGATTAAAAAGTAAAGGTTATTCATCTTCTATTGAACCACCTAAGTACGATGCTAATGGCAAAATATTACCAATACCAGGTAGTAAAAAGATTAATACTGAATATTGGAATGCTTCATTTGCTGCAGCACGTCAGTTTAGAAACGATGAAGTAACACGTAGACTTCTTAGTGGTCAAAAAGTTGAAGACATTATTGCTGCTGCTAAAATAGATAAAAGACTTCGTAAAGATTTATCTGAAAGCGGAGTTAGATTAGATTCTGAAAGTATTAGACAACACGTTAAAAAATGGGATAAAACTGTTAAAGAATATTTTCCCGATGAAGCCTTACGTAGAAGAATTGGTAACTTTAAAGAAGAGTTAACCCTTAATGATATTCGTAATACTTTAGAAGGTCGCAGAGATTTATCACCAATACACGGTGAGTCATTTGCCCCTGAAGATGCAAAACGTATGTGGGTTAAATATCAAGATTTTACAGCAAAAATATTTAAATATCTTGGTGCTTTACCTGAAGATATGTTAGTTCGTCATCCTCTTTATACAGCAGTTTACCGTCAATCAATGAATGAACTAGTTGAAAGAAAACTAGCAGAGTACGGTAAAGACCTTGTTGAAAAGGGATTAACTAACGGCGAATTTATTGGTTTAGAAAAGACTGCACGTAGAATGGCTTTGAAACAATTAGAAGCCACAGCATACACTATTAACAGATACAGCAGTATTGGTTCCTTTGCACAATACTTTGCCCCTTTCTTTGCAGCATATGAAAACACTTTTAAAGTGTGGGGCAGACTTGCATACGAAAATCCTGAAACTGTTGGAAGATTAAACCTTCTATGGCACACCCCAGAACGTGCTGGATTAATTCAAAAAGATGAACGTACTGGTGATACTTATGTAACTATGCAATTAGGTAAAATTATACCTGATTGGTTAGAAGAAAAAATTGGTAAGAACACTAGAATTAAATTCCCTAAACAAGCAGTTAACCTTATCTTTCAAGGTGAACCTTGGTGGAACCCAGGATTTGGTCCTATTGCACAAATACCAGCAAACTACATTTTAAAAAATAGCCCAGATGTTAATGAACAATTATCAAACAAGTTTGGTTTCTATGTTCCAGCACGCGGTGTTCTAAATGCTATTTTGCCTTTAGGTCCATCTCAAAACTCTTACGAGATATTACTATCTTCAAGTCAGAAAAGACTTCTTTCTTTAATGAAAGGCACTGCTGATAGTGCTTATGTTTCACAATTACAAAGCATTGCTGCAACTGAACGTCAAAGATGGAAACAAGGTTTAAGACCTGATGAACCAACCTTTGATGAAATAAGAAGTAAAAATGATTGGTTAATGACATTAAGATTTGTGTCGGCATTGACTCTTCCTTTCCAACCTACTTACACTTCAGAGTATGAACCTTATATTCAACTATGGCAGAAGTTTCAAGCCGAAGGTGAATTGAACGGTCAATCACCTGCTGAAAGATTTTACGAAAAGTATTCAGATTATTTCACTCTTGCCTATTCTGGTAGCAGTGCAACAACTGGTATGGATTTTACAAGTAAAGCAATCTATAATGCTAAACAGAACCGCAACCTTGTTGCAAGTGTTTACCAAACCAATCCTTATTTGATTCAACTTATTACTAATAATGGTCAAGTTGAGAACAAGTTTGATGAATCAGCATATGTTTGGCAGATGAAAAACTCACCTGTTCCTGGTAGCCAGGAAACATTTCGTGGTCAATTAGACCCATTGTCTGAAGTTAAAAGACAAGATGTTCGTGCAGGTTGGATTGAGTTTAATAAACTTAACTCTGCTATTAATGCCCAACTTAAAACAAATAACATTGCATCTGTTAATTCCCCAGAGGCTGAGGGCTTATTGCAGTTTAAACAAGATGCTCTTAAAGCCATTGGTGATAAGTACCCTGAATGGGCTAAAGATAGAGAAACATTTACTCTTGGTAAATGGAAAGAAACCATCAGAGGTATTGACCAAATTTTACAAGATGAAAAGTTTATTAATAATCTTCCTAGTGAAACTAAATCTGCTTGGGCGGTTATGCAAGATTATATGGATTCGCGTGATTCTGTTATGGCAGAGTTACAACAACAAGAAGCAACAGGCGGTAGTGCATCTATTGATGCCGCATCTAATGCTTATATTCGTGAAAAGTGGGATGTGTATGTTGCCACGATGAAAAAAGAAAATACTTTATTTTCAGACTGGTACGACAGATTCCTTGAAGCAGATAAACTGGAGCCAATTAAATAATGTCAAGTCCAACTATGAACACTGTACCTACACCACCACCAGGTGGTGGTAGTTATGCCAGTATGTTTGGTGGCGGTAACTTTACTGATGCTGCTGCTCAGGCTGCAGGTCAACAGGGTTATAACGTTAAGAAGAACTCTAACGGAACTAATGTTGATAAATCAAGTTTAATTAATAGGTTTAAACAGAATCGTTCTTCTGCTGACCAAACTGCGTATCGTAATGATATTGAACTTTTAAAAAGTCTTAACTATCTCACAGGTAAGAATCCTTCTAGGAACACTATTGATAAAGAGTATACTAACTTTTTAACAGACTTTTTTAATTCAGATGTTGCAGATTTGGGTGGTTATGTTACTCAAAGGTTGTCTACTACTGATGCAACTTATACTGGTTCTCGCACTACTACTTCTCGTCAGGTAAGTACTGCTGCTGAGGCAACACAGATTATTACTTCTGCTTTTAAAGATTATCTTGGGGTTGTTCCTGGCGCTAAAGAAGTTACTGCTTTCACTAAAGCCTTAAGCGCTTTAGAGAAGAATCTTGCTGCAAGAACTACCACTACTCGTGATGCTTCAGGTAATGCAACCACAACTACTGTTGGTGGTGTTGCTACTAAAGAAGATAAAGAAACTTTAGCCTTAGATTTTGTTAGCAAGGCTCTTGATAAACAACAAGGTATTGTTAATGCTGGTCCTACCCTTAGCGCTGGTTTAACTGCTATCCGTAAGTTTGCTAATGATTATGGTGTTGTTATTCCTGATGCTGATGTCCGTGGTTATGCGATGCAGTATTTAAAAGATGGTAAACTTGATTTTATTACTGAAAAATTAAAGAATATTTCTAAGGCAAGATATCCTGGTCTTACACAATATATTGACCAAGGTTTAAGTGTTAAAGATATTGCTTCACAATATATGGTTAGAAAATCACAACTTCTTGAAGTTCCTGTTGAAACTTTGAATCCTTTTGATACAGATATTTCTCGTGCTATTGGTGGTCAAACTATGGAAACTATGGGAGATTTTGAAAACAGAATGCGTCAAAGTCCTTTATGGCAGTACACTAAAAATGCTAAAGAAAAAGGCGCTACTTTTGTTAATAATATTCTTTCTAAATTTGGGATGGTATAATGGCTGATAAACCAAAGTTACCTACTTCTAAGCCTTTAACTTTTCCTTCAGGAATGACACAATCAACTTTATCTACTGCTAAACCTGCACCAGCAGTTCAGACTGTTAAGGCACCCGCTAAAGCACCAGCGGTTCAAACTGTTAAAGCACCTACTTCAACTAAGTCTCCTGTTGGTCCTGGTTCTGGTTATTTACAAAATCAAAAACCTTTAACAACCAACACTGGTTCTAAAATTACACCTCCTACAGCACCTCCAGCACTTAAACCAACTTTTAAAGATGTTGATAATGGTGATGGAACAGTTACTAGAACATATAGTGATGGCACTGTAGAAATTATTGCTGGTGGTCGTTACACTGCGCCAACTACTGACCCTGCAACTGCAGAACTTTTAAGAAGAGATGAAGCCAATCGTGTAAGTGCTTTTAAAGTACTTGAAGACACTTTTAACGCTTATGGTTTAGGTTCACTTGCTGCTAACGTTAAAGTTTTTATGCAACAAGGTTTATCTGAAGATGAAGCAGTTATTCAACTTCGTCAAACCCCAGAATATAAACAAAGATTTCTTGGTAATGATGGTCGCAGAGCAAAAGGTTTATATGCTTATTCTGAATCAGAATATCTTCAAGCAGAACAGACTTACCGCGACATTCTTGCACAATCAGGATTAGAAACATTAGCAAGCGCTGACACTTTTTCAAAACTTATTGGTGGTGCAGTTTCTCCTGCTGAAACACAAGCACGCGTTCAAGATGTGTTTGCTAAAATTGATAACGCTGACCCACAACTCCGTGAACAACTTGGTAACTATCTAACAGGTTATGGTATTGGGGACCCTAATGTTCAACGTACACAATTAGCATCAGCATTGTTGATGGGTGGAACTTCAGCCCAAGACTTGGTACGCAATATTGAGAAAGCACAGATTAAAACTGCTGCATTAACCTCTGGTATGAATATTGGTGAAGAGAATATTTCAAGTTTACAAAAACAATTAGAGTCATCTAAAACTTATGATGTTTATGGTACCTCTAAAAAGGCGTTTGGTGAA